AGCGCTGGGGCTTATTATTACCCCCAGCGCTTGGGACGGAACATTTGCATCTATAAATAGACCTCCCCTCTCAACGCTTGGTTGTAAACCCCATGGCGCGATATGTGGTATGTTGGATGTTCACCATCAACAATCCCTCGTCACTACCAGTGATGAGGGATGAAATCAAATACATGGTATACCAAGTGGAGAGAGGACAGGAGGGAACCCGGCATGTGCAGGGATACGTGGAGATGAAGAGGCGAAGCTCTCTGAAACAGATGAGGATGTTCTTCCCGGGTGCCCATCTCGAGAAGCGAAAGGGCACACAGGAAGAAGCAAGAACATACTGTATGAAGGAAGACACAAGGATCGAAGGACCCTTCGAGTTTGGGGTCTTCAAACTGGCATGTAATGACAGTTTGTATGATGTAATACAGGATATGCGACTCACGAACAAAAGGCCCTTGGAGTATTTATACGATTGTCCAAATACATTCGATAGAAGTAAGGATACATTATACAGAGTACAGGCTGAGATGAATAAAACGAAAGCTATGGAGAGTTGGGGAAAATCCTATGGATCATGGACTGAACAGGTCGAAGAGTTAATGGCGCAGCCATGTCACCGACGAATCATTTGGGTCTACGGCCCAAATGGAGGCGAAGGAAAGACCACGTATGCGAAGCATCTGATGAAGACCAGAAACGCGTTTTACACACCAGGAGGGAAGGCGTTAGACATATGTAGGCTGTATAATTATGAGGAAATAGTTATATTTGATATTCCCCGATGCAAAGAGGAATATATTAATTATGGTATTATTGAGGAGTTTAAAAATGGTATTGTGCAAAGCGGGAAATATGAACCCGTTTTGAAAATAGTGGAGTATGTTGAAGTAATTGTAATGGCTAACTTCCTGCCGAAGGAAGGAATCTTCTCGGAAGATCGAATAAAGGTGGTAGCTTGCTGAACACGCTATGCCGAAAAGCCGCAACGCAATTATGACCTGTCGGTATCGCCTTTATTAAAGAATCAAGGGCCGAAGGCCCGTCAAGATGAACGGTCGATAAACCACCACTTGAGTGGTGGGCCAGATGTCCCGAGTTAGTGCGCCACGTA